GTTCCTATTCCTACATTACCATTTGCTTTTAAAGTCATAGTTTGTGCAAAGCTAATAGTATTACCAGCCGTTCCACTTGCAGCACTTACCCATAAATGTTCTCCATCTGCTTGAAAATATCCACTTGCAAATCCATTATTAGAATAAATAGGTATATCTGATGAATTATAAAAGAAATTTCTACCTAAACCACTTAAATCACTTCTACCTAATAAACTTGTAGAAAAAGTGGTTTCAAATACTTTATTATTATTACCCCAAGCCTTTGGTGTAACATTTAAACCTATTGCGTTTGTTGTTTCTTGTAATAAAGAATTTCCTAAAGCACTTGCTCCTGTAAACTTTGGTAAGTAATTTGTTGTTCCTGTGCCTGTGATAGGATTTGTTAAAGCGTTTTGCTTGTTATTAAATGTTGTCCAATCAGCACTACTTAAAGCACCTCTATTCGTTGCCGAAGCCGTTGGTAAGTTAAAAGTATGCGTAGAAGTAGCAGAAGAAATACCAAAATCAGTTCCACTCGTTCCTACTGCAAAAGTTTGTGTTAAAGCAGTTAATCCGTTTAAAGAAGTTATTCCTGTGTCAGTATCAGCGTAGTTAGGAATGTTCAAAGTCGAACCTACTAAAGTAGCAGCACCCGAAGTACCTGTTGTAGTTAATGTTATTGCGTTTTGTTTAGCGTTAAAAGTAGTCCAATCAGTAGAACTTAAATAACCATTAACTGAACCGCTTGATTGTGGAATAGATATAGTTAAATCCGAACTTAAAGCACCACCGCCTATTATAGGACTTGTTGTACTTACCGTTCTTGTTGTAGGCACATAAGCAGTTAAATCACTTGTTAAAGCTAAAGTTCCTGTTGCGTTTGGTAAAGTAATTACCCTACCTGCTGAAGAAACTGCATCAATTAAAGTAACTGCACTTGTAGCACTTCCCGAACTTCTAAATCTAATTCCTTTGGTTGTATCTGTACCATCCGAAATCTTTACTAATCCTGTTCCTTTTGGCTCTAAATGTAATCCAGTGTTTGCACTTGAACCCGTAGCTGAAATGTGTACAGGAACTCCAACACCGATACCATTTTTAATTGTAATATAATCAGTAGCAGAAGCAATAGGAGTAAAACCTAATATTTCATTTCCGTTACTATCTAAAACCTCGCTAATTATAGGAGATGTTAAAGTTTTGTTAGTTAATGTTTGCGTTCCTGTTAAAGTTGTAACCGTGCTATCAATAGCAAAAGTGCGATTAGCAGTTAAATCTCCGCCACCTGTTAAACCAGTTCCTGCGGTTAATGTTATTGTTGAAAGTGCAAAATCAGCCGAAGATAAACCATCTAATAAATCAGCGTTTAAGTTAGTTACTTTCGTAGTCGAAGCAACCGAAAAAGGAGCAGTACCAGTAGCAACCGAAGAAGCTAATTGTGAAGTAAAGGTCTTAATACCTGCGATAGTTTGTGCGCCTGTTAAAAGAACACTATTACCTTCTGTGTAACTTCGTAGAATTGCAGCAGTAACTTTTTTAGTAACCGCATTATCCACTATCGGTAATACATCCGCATCTTCTACCGTTAATAATGGATTTAATTCTGATATTTTAATATTAGCCATATTATTTCTTCTTTATTTTGCCCTTAAACTCTTTTGTAACGCCTTTATCTACGATTGCAGTAAAGTACCCAACTTTTATAAATTCCTTCATCTTATCGCTTAAAACAAGGTCGTAGTAGTTATTTCTATAATACTTCTTGCCTTGATACGATATGTCTACTGAACATTTATACATTCTACAAAGTTACTAATATTTTTAGCAATTTTCATATTTCCATACAAATCCCTTGCCTTGTGGATACTTGCCTTTGCATACATCTATAATCATAGCATCAGAAATACCAACTTTCCTGGCAGCTTCTTTTATCCCAAAGTATTTAGCTATAAAATTACCTTGCAAATCGTATTGTAATACAGGCTTTGACTTTTTGGCTTTAGTTTCATCAGAAACGATTATTCCTAATTTAGACTTTCTTATACTTTCGCAGTGTTCTTTAGACCTAACTTTACCTGTAAGAGATTGAGATATTTTTTTCTTACTTTCCTCTGAATGTGTTTTACCTAACATAGTTGGCATCACTTCCTTATTTCTATTTGCTATACTTAAATTTAATCGGTGTTCAGGTGTCATATTTCTTTTATAATGCACCATTTTAGCAATAGATTCAGCACTCATTTTACCTGACTTATCATTTGTTTTAGTATATCGTAGGTTTAAACCATTTTCAATACAATCAAACAATTCCTGGTAGTATCTTTCTTTAATATTCAATTCCTCTATTGAGCATTCTAAAACTATTTCAAATAAATGATTTTCTACTCCATATTTAATAAAAGAACGGTTAAGTCTTATTTGACCTTTAGATGAATTTAAATTACTCTTATACCTGGCTAATCTTCTTTCTAAATTAATAGACTGCCCTATATAAATATTGTTGCTTGGAGATGTGATTTTGTAGATACCAATCATAAAACAAATATAACAAAAAAAAGGTAGATACAATTAAGTACCTACCTTCTTTTAATTAGTTAATAAATTACTTACGCAACATTCCCTAAATCCGCGAAAATCGCTGCTGTAGGTAGCATAAGGTTAATATTTTCGTAACATTCGATACGCGCCGTAACTAAATTTTGTACGAAATTCGTTCCATTCTCGTAAGAGAAAGTTACATTTAATCCTTCAACTTCAACTCTTTCGATATAGTCTCTATCAAAGATTAATACTTTGTCATCAGTTACCCAAGCTGCCTCGAATACTGGAGTACCAAAGATAGTTAAACCACCAACACCGTTAAGAACAACTGCACCAGCACCTGCATAATAACCTTTAGCAAAAGTAGCGATAATTAATCTTGCCATTTGAGCAGGAGAAACTAAAGCGTAAGATGCGTTAAAGTTTGCAGTCTTTTGGTTTCCGATTAATTGAATGATTTCTTCAACATCATTTGTTAAACCACCAACACTTGTAGAACCTGTTGCAGCAGCACTAACTGTACCAAAGAAAGAAGCATTTTCAGCCTTAAAGAAATCTCTCAACATCATACGAGTCAAAGTTTGCTCGATAAATGGTAAAGATTTCATCATTTGCTTTGAGAAAGTTGCAAAACCAGCGATATAAGCATTAACTGTTTTTACTTCAGTCAAGTCGTAATCAATTTGTCCTTTGTCTGCACCTTCAGTTTGTGCAGTGATAGCACCTTCTGAACCACTCTCTTTGTAAGTTACAAAAGTACCAGTCGCAGATTGAACTGTAGAAACTAAATCTCTAAAGTTTAATTTTTGAGCAGGTAAAATTGCTTGTTGTTGGTTGTAAGTAGCTACTGAATCTCCTGTTAAACTTGAAGACAATAACATATTACCAACCGCTTTTAAATTCATAGTGAATGAACCACCTGAAGACTTCAATTCTTTTTCAGCGATTGCCATATTAGAATCTAATTGTTCAGCGATTTGCTCACCGATTGATTTAGTAGATACTTTAGCAGCACTCTTACGAGATACTTCTTCAGCTTGTCTATCTAATTCATCTTTTACTGCTTTGATTTCAGCCTTAACTGAATCAATACTTTTTTCTACCATCGTAGATACTTCATTCTTTACGCTTAATAAAGCGTTTGCATTTGCATCAAACTTTGCGTTGATGTCATTTGCTAAATTTTTAATTTCTTCCATCTTTTTAAAGATTTAATAGGTTTCTAAATTGTTTTATTTCTTGTATCTTATTGTCCTCTTTCGGCTCGGTTTCTTCAGGAGTAACAATAGTCGGCTCTTCGGATTTAACAAGTGAAATAAGTTTTAATAATTCAAATTCAATAAGACCAAATGTTTCATCTGTGTAAGTACCATTTTTAATAGCCTTAACCAAAGTCTTAATTCGGTCTTCTCTTTCTTCTGCTGACTTAAAGCCAGTAAAAGGTGTATTAGGGTTTGCACCAAAAGTAACTGCTGAACCTTCCCAAAGTTTAACTTCGTAGATTGCATCAATTTCTTCTCCCATATCTGTGTTTTCTTGTGATTTAATTACTTGGTAACCGATAGAGTGTTGAGTAA